AAAACAGTTTGACTGTCCCCAGACAAAGGTAAATTGAAACTTGCTGCCACTGCGGTTGTAGTCCCTGTGCCACATGAAATTACACTTGCACTTGTTGGTTTCTTAAAAATAACTTCTTGATTATCGAAAAATGGATGATTGGGAATAAAGATACTTTTTGAAGGAACAGAAATTACTTTTGATCTTTCACCAGTTGTAAATGATTTTGCTAATCCAATGGCAACTCCAGCCGTGGTTCCGACTCCAACTTGCTCTTCTGGATTGAAAAAGACTATATCATTAATCTTAGATTCAAATGGTGCTGTAATTAAATCTATATCAAAACTATCGGGAACGGTAAAGACTGGTGTGGAAAGCGTATGAGCAGCACCCACAACACCTCTCTTAACTCTTAAAATTCCTCTTTCATTAAATGTATTTAAAACTAATAAACTCTCTGTTCCAATGCCAATACTGCTTCCTGCAGACACTACATCTGGTATTTTAGAAACATAAATGTCTGTTACAATACCAGCAGTAGCATTTGCTCCTAATTCTTTATATAATACAACTCTCTCTGATGAGACACCAATTTTATGCGAATCAGTGAGTTTTGGAATACTTGTGGATAATCCAGAAATTGCAATCGTATCATTGTTGGAAAGAGTATGAGAGGTTGATATGAAAGCAGTTACTTGATTGTCATTCTTTCGTACATATACGACATTTGTATAGGTCTCTACAGTTGTATCGACACTAGTAATAGTTTTACCCTCAACATGTGATACAAGGGCACTGGCTCCTCCTCCAGAGGTATTAATATTATCAAAGTTTAGAGTATCTCCTACCTTGTAATCACTACCCGCTTCAACAATCTGGAAACCTTCAATTCTTCCTCTAGTTACTGATTCAACTATTGCACTTTGCTCTACTATTTCATTTGATTCTATTAAGAAATCATTATCTGCAAAATCATCAGAAACTTTGTATGGTAATGTATTTCTAATAATATTGGATGTGTTGAAATCAAATGTGCTTTGATCTATTAAGAAATTATCTTCAATTGGTTCAGATCTATAAGTGTCCCCGATAAAATATGGAAATTTTGGAATTTGATTTCCTTGAGCACCAGTCTGTATACCAACAAAGTATGCGTATACTCCGTTTGGATAATCAGGAGTTTTTGTAAATCTACCATTACTTGCATCTAAATCTCCATCATCGGTATATTTGTAATCTTCAACAAAAAATCCAGATGAAAATGTTGGTCTGTTAATTACATTTGAAGTATCTAATGTGTAACTTGTATTTAATATTTTTACTGGTGAGTTTGTGTCATCTGGATCACTATATCCATATGGCCCATAGATAGGATTACCATCATATGCCCAACCTATAATTGGTGAGTGACCTCCACCAGTGTCTCCTAATTCAGTTCCGTAAATTGAAGTATTATATCCAACAACAGCATATTGTAAATTAGTAACTGATTCTTGTAGTAAAATTTCATCATCATATCTCTCAAGGTTATTTAATGATAACGATCTAACAGAGGGTTCAAAAATTTGACCAATACCAGCAGATTTAACTATTATTTCAGGTGCAGATGTATATCCGATACCGGGATTAATTATTTTGACATCAGTAATTTTTCCATTTTCAATTACAGGTCTCAATCTACCACCAATACCAGACCCAATACCTACAACTTCTAAATCAGGGGGTGAAAAATATTCTTTTCCTCCAAATTTAACATCAGTTGCAATAATTCTACCGTTAGATACAACCACATCTATCTCAGCTTCTTTACCATTCTGTATTTTAACACTTGGTTTTTTCTCAAAGTTTAGTATGGTAGATCCATAATTTGTACCACTTTCATACAAATAATTGTCAATAATATTTCCACGAACAACAGGTGTAACAACAAGAGATTCTGTTAAAGCAATAGAAACAGGTGAATATACTGCATTAACAGTTAGGACTATGGGAGGGAAAGAAAATTCTTGTAGACCAGTTCCTGTTGTTGTGAATTTAACATAGTCATTTCTTTCATAATCGTTATCAGATGTGCTTGCAAGTCTAAATGTATCGTTATCTAATTTTATTACACGGTATTGATTAGATGTACTCAACCCAGATATGATTGATCCACCCGCAGCAAAATTATATTCAATAGTATCTCCACTAATGAATCCATGATTATCAAATTTAATTGTGTTGTCAATTATCGATACAGCAGATGGTTTTACAATTAATTTACGATTGATGTAATCTGAACCAGCATTCTCAACTATAACAGATCTTAAATGATTTTTAGCATTTAATAATTTAAATTTATGTGTTCCTTGAGTATTGACTGTTGTGAATCCAACAGTATTAACACCAGCATTATAATCAGAAAAACTTTCAAATAATTTTATAGAACTGATTCCAACAACTTCTGGATAATATACAGATCCATTTGATAAAAATCTATTCTGATCGGCATTGTTAGATGTATGAATACCAGCAAGAATTGTTGATATACCTAGTGATGCATTTTCATTATTATCGTAAACTAATGGTTCTCCACTTAATAAATTATGACCACCATTGATTGTTATAACATCTGTATTGATATTAACTCCACCACCAATAGTAGATTGTCTACCATCAAAAGATATTTCTCTAACTCTTTTTGTAACAACTGGTCTTAAAGATGCACCTGATCCACCTCCACCACTTATTGTAATTGATAAGACTTTTTCAATATCAAAATTTTGTTGGTCTACTATTACCTCTTTAAGAGATCCTGATATGACTGGTTGAACTAATGCAGTGGTTCCTGCTGCAACTTGAGGTATTACAACTTTAGGTAGATCAATAACATCAAAATTTGTTCCACCATTCAGTATATTAATTTTAGATAATGGGCCATAATAAATTTTATCATCCGATTTATAGTTAATTACTTCAACACCATTTATTAAAATACCAGTTGCACCGGGACTTGTTGGAGTTGATTTACCTGATTTTATATTTGGTTCTACAGGAAACTTTTTAAGTATTTTTTGAACACCAATTTGTTCATTTTTGTGTCTTAGAAGAACAAAACTTTGCTTACCACTTCCAGATTGTAATGCAGTAAATTCTAAATTATCATCGATTGTAATAAATGATCTGGATGCGTATAGTTTGATTTGTTTTTTATTTGCTAAAACTTTAACATAGTAAACATCTTCAGCCAATTCTGCGATACGAGTTGTCTCTGGTTTATAAAATACAGCATCTCCAGTAATAAAAGGAACATCTACTGGGAATGATATAATTGAATATTTTTGAGTTAAATTACTAAAACCTTGTAATCTAGTCCCATTAGCTTCACTAATAGTGCTTTTGTCTACAGTTTCTGTAATATCGTATGCTGGCATTGAAGATGATGCCACATAAAATTCAGTATCATTCAAGTTATAAGTATTCTGAACATTAGAAGTGATAACATCATTTCCAAATTGTAGAGTAGAAGTGCTACTAGATGCTAATTTTAACTTTCTTCTAAGAACATAATCAATTCCTATTGTTGGGGTAAACCCACCAATACCATTTAAGAATAATTGATTAGATGTTGATGTAAGAGTAATTGTTTGTATGGTAGCATTATCAACATCAACTATCTCTGTTCCTTTTCTTATAATTTGAACGGTATCTCCCTCTTTGAGGTTAGACTTATCAAAATCTGATTTTAAAATAAATGTAGATCCACTAATACTATCAATTTCAAAAGTACATGAGGTGTTATATATCCAAGAGTTAAACCATACTTCCTTTTTACTTTTATCGGTTGGTGGGTTGGGAACTACCTCTCCAACATTCTTAACTGTAATCCTTTCACCTTCAGTCGCAACACTTGATCCCTCAGATGGCAAGAGTTCAAATTCGGACAATACACCAGTAATTCTAAGTTCTACTTTTTTAGTTAAATCTCCATCCTCATATCCAAATACATTTTCATCAGATCTTAAATCATCAGTGGTGCCTATCGCTGTGGATACCCCAACACAATTTAAAAATTGATTGACTGTTTTGTCAGTGTATGTGATTGTATTGATACCTGAAATAACTGTGCCAGTTGTTCCAAATCCAACAGTAGAATCAACTGTGATGACTGAAGATCCAACAGATACATTACCAATTACCTTAGTCTTACCGGGGATTGTAAATGTTCCCTGAATACCAGTTCTATCATTAAAACCTACGAATAGACTAATCTTATAAAAAGTTTTTCGGTTACGAGTAACTATTTCAACTTCAGATACAGATGCTTTTGTTTCAGGATCTGTTGATTTAATTATTGTTTGTCCAATTAGTTTATTTGGATCACCACTTATTTGCTCTGCAAGTATTATTTCTCTACGGATATACTCTGCAGATGATGGTTTAACAAGAAATTCCTCTAAATCAACTACTTTTGGAGTAACCCCAAATAAAACATTAAAAAGAATACGGAATGACTCAGCAGTTCCTTTAGATTGATATAATGATTTAGACTCTTTTATAAAATTACTTACATCTAGATTTGATACAAAATCCGAATCCTCAAGGCCTGGAGTTAAAGATGACTTAACTTTCTTATAAAATTCTTGTAAAAATAAAACACTTAAATTGTTAACACTTACACCACCTGTATGAATACCCGCAGTACTAGTTTGAAAAACCAACTCACCCGGATTATTGGTATCTGTATAAGAAGTTATACCACTGAAACCCCTAACACATCCAGTAAAAGAGTTAGTTGTGATACCAGTGTATGTAATTATTTCATCATCTACCTTTAAAAGTCCATATTCATTCGGAAAACCTTTTGTGGTTGATACGGTAATTGTATCTGATGTAGAAGTTATTCCAGAACTTAAAGTTGTAACACCTACTATTACCTCTGGTGTAAGATTATCTAATTTTAAATATTGATCTAAATTATCTGCAATATCAATTGTACCACCACGATATTCTTGTGATCGATAATATTGTTTTAAAAAGTCAACAGTCTTTGGACTCTCTGCAAGAATGAACTCAGGGAGTTGACTTTCGATTATTTGTTGTACTTGTATACGCTTTTCTATACCAGTTCCGATCATATTATGTCCTTGTTAAGTCTCCATTTGCATAAGATGATGTAACTTTATATCCAACACCAGAAATTTGTTCACCAGAAGTTATCGTATCTTTAACCATATTTATAGTACTATTTGGAATGTTAAATTCTAAGTATAAATCTTGTAATCCTATGACATCATTTGAATCTGGGAATGCTTGTACTTCCACTATATTATTAGGTTTATCAGTGGATACTATATTGATAGTTGTTAAATTTACTTCTCCATGAACATAATCTACAGTTCCTGCTGACTTAACCACAACAATGTTAGTTCCAGTTGTTTCATCTTTTTTAACGATCGATATCACACCTGTTAATTTGTCAGCATTTGGAGTATCCGTAATGAATACAGTGTCAGATTGTCCCTGAATTCTAAATCCTGTGCTCTTTATATTCAACCCTTCAGGTTTTACATTAAATCTATTACCAAAACATAATTCATATTGAGCAAATTGATTAATAAGTGCGTTTAAGTTTCTTCTTATTTTAACTCTTGTAATGTTAGATGTAATTGACTTGTCAATGTTATCAATAACATTCAAAACTTTACTGTACTTAAATCTACCACCAAATCGATTCAAATCACTTGATTTTGCATAAGATGTTAATGAAGTAATAATTTTTGATTTTAAGTCATTTACATTCGCAACTTGTGATGAATTATAGTATATGAATGAATCAACTTCAACATAAAGAACTTGAAGATCAACAATTTTTTGATTAATACCAGTAAGAGAGTAACTCTTCAACTTAGTTAAAATATTATTTTTATCAAAATCTGAAACAAATTCACCATTTTTTGGTTTGATTGTTATGAATACAGTTCCAAATTCTGGAGGTGATAATTCTTCACCACCAACAACAGATACGCTTTCAGTATTTGGATATATTGATTGTACTATTGTCTCATAATCTCTAGCCGTAACCGCCCTATACTGTGCAGAATATAATCTAGGTGCAAAATACTTAATTGAGTCTAAAGGTTCTATCTCACCACCATTTGAGGCAGCATTGATAGTGGTGATAGTTGGTACAACAGTAGGAACAACTACATTACCGAGTGAATCTTCTAAACTACCTGCATAACTGAATATAGATGGCCCATTACCCTCTACTCCCGAAGTAACAATATATTGAACAGTAATTACCGCACCATTTTCAAGTTTTTTACCAAATATTCCATCACCAAACAAAAGTTCATATTTTTCATCTTGAATTTCTTGAATTAAATATGTTTCAGAACTTGAATTAACATTTACAATATTATCAACCTCTTTATATTGATTTCCAAGACCGGGATCTGCTGCACCCTTAACATAAACAACAATTGATGATGAATCTATTGATCCATTCTCTAAAATAAATCTTTGCTCAAGTGAACCATCTACAATAAACTGAGAAGTAAGAAAAGTTCCCTCTAAAACTTTTAAGGGATCTTCAGTCGTTCCAAATTGTGCGATTCCATTGTTAACAACAGTAGTTACTTGCTCTGATATCGAAAAAACAAAGGAAGTATCATCTTGTGCACCTGTACAAACAAGTCCGGGTTGTAGAGTGAGTGTTGGACTTGATGAACCTGTCTGTACTTGAAATATTATTGATGCCCTTGCTGCTGTTTTTGATCTTGGAACATATCCGATGTTTCTGGCCAAAGAAACTACATTTTCACGAAGTGTCGCTGAGTCTAAAAATGACTCGTTGACAACTAAGTTTGAGTTAAATGCACTAATATATGTGTTATATGCTAAAGTATCGATTAAAACCGAAAAATTTGATCCTTCAAAGTCAAAATCTGTAAAATTAGAGTTTGCTCTTAAATAATCTTTGATTTGTGTTCTAATTTGATCAAAGTCTAAATTAGAAAATTTTGCGAAAGGCATTATCTTGCTGCTTGTAGTATGAATGAGAAGTTCTGGGTCGGAAAGTCCTGTCCAATAATATTAAATATTACAAATACCTCAAACTCATTTTGATCTGGTCGAGGTTCAACATTCACTTGTAAATTATCAACTCTTGGTTCAAAGTTTTCAATAGTTGTAATGATTTCTCTTTGAATAACAGATGCTGTACCAAAATCAACAAATCCAAAGAGACTATCACGAATAGAAGAACCCAAAATTGAGTTAAAAAACCTTTCTGTCGGTATTGTTTGCACTAAATTACGCACAGACCTCTTGATTGCGTTTTCATTACGCAAAACAGTAAGGTCTTTAGTGACTGGATGTGGGTTAAAAGACAAATTTATGTCTTTAAATGCCCTAGATGTGCGATTTACCGCCATTTATAGTATTTTTTTATTATTTATACCTATCTTGCGAAGTCTTTCATTATATAGTCATCAGTATCAAAATATTCAAGCACCCAAAATGCCACTGATCGTGGATTTTTCGCTCCACAAGTAAAAATATCGAATGCTACACACTGTTTTTCTGGCCAAGTATGACAAGAAAGGTGACTTTCTCCTAAAGTTAAGGTACAAGTCACTCCATATGGTTCAAATTGGTGTGTATATGCATTAAGAACCTGTACACCTTCAATTTTACAGGCATCAATACATACTTGTTCGATCTTTTTTGCATCATTTAACTTATCAAAGGGTACATTATATACTTCAACAAGTAAATGAGTGCCCATATGGGCATTTTTCACAGTTTTCATCCGAATGTATGTATGTTATAGGATTTGCGAACAGGTGGATAGAGTATTTTTTTAGGTTTTTTGGTTACTGCTTTGTAAATTTTGAATAATTTTTGTGTTTTCAT